CCCCTATAGGGGTCTGCATCTACGCCGCTATACCACTTTTGTCCTCATCAAACAAAGGATAACATTGATCATGTTATTGAACCGTTGCTCTAGAGAAATCGTTCATGGTATACGCGCCGTTCTGAGGAAGCTCGCGTTATTTCCGACCCGGAAAAACGTTGATCAAGCACCCTCGATCGAGTGGGAGTTGTTACCCTACTCGTTCGTCTTGGATTTCTTTCCAGACGATTACCTCGCTGACATAAATGCGCACCTCGCGCATAGGGACTTGCTGAACAGCTCGTCCCCGAGGTACGTGCCTACCTACCCCGTGAGGGATAGGAGCTACCCGCACAGCCGTGAGGCTGCGCTACTCTGCGCATGGGATAAACACCCGTGTTTCCTGGAACATGAGAAGGAGGTCCCCTATGGGGTTCCCAATCAGTAGCCGACATGAAATCTTCGGCTCATCGAACTTCTTCAAGGAGCGTCACTGGAATGTACAGACCGGGGATAACTCCCTTAGGCTCTCGTACACCCACACACGCTCTGAAGGAGCTGTTGGACAGTTCTACTACCAACAACCCGATGTCCTCTATGACGCCCTGTACAACAAAGCGTACGAGCGATTCAAAGGAAAAATCGCAGATGAGGCACAACTCGGAGTTAACGCCCTCGAATGGAAAAAATCCCTAGGGATGATCACCAGTCGGCTCGGGCAGCTTTACGACTTTAGCAGGTCGCTGAAGCAACTCCGTTTCGCAGATGCCTACTCGTATCTGACACTCGATCCCTACGCAGGGCTCAAGAAGCACGAAAAGCGCGAACGCCGTAATCGTATTCAAGACTTGACTCTCGCAAGAGATGCTCGGGTCTTGGCCGACCGCGGTATGCGCGCCCGTGATTTTCTTCGAGACTCTGGTGGGGCCCAATTGGAGAAATCCTTTGGGTGGGTGCCTCTTATGAGCGACATCTATAAGGCTGCTCGAATCCTCGACAGACCTATTCGACCGAAGACAGTGCGCGGTCGAGCGGATGGTGGACACAACTATAACTCAGTCTTCTATCAGTTTGGTTACCCAACCAAAACGAAGGCTGAGGGAACAGCGAAGGTCCAGCTAATAGCTGATGTTAGTGTTAACAACCCTAACTTGGCTATGTGTAATCACTTGGGGCTTGTCAACCCCCTGAGTGTGGCATGGGAACTGGTCCCATGGAGTTTCGCGGTAGATTGGTTCGCAAATGTTGGACAAATGCTTGCAACGTTTTCGGACTTCGTCGGGCTGAACCTTCAGAATCCCGCTACCACGAAAACCTGTTACTCTGAGGCGACTTACGTCCCTGACCCGATTTTTGGGCTGAGTGATAGGTACCTCAAGAACTACCAGTTTGCGCGCCAGACAGGTGCGTTTTCTGGTCCTTCGTTCTTGATATCGAACCCCTTTGAGGGTTTGTCCGCAGGGCGCGCCATTAACATGGTGTCCCTGTTACTCGGTCAGATCTCAAAAGGTCCGGCCAAATTCAATCGTGTGATTTAAGCACGACTCCTTTCGAAAGTTAGGAGCAACCCTCAACCACGCCCTTTACGGGCAATGGAGTTTATCGGATGACAGCTCTCGCCAACATCACGATCAAGAAGGCTGATGGAACCACCGACGTGGTCTACACGGCAACCTCTGCTAGCAGTGGGGACAAATCCCCGGCTGTCTACCAGAATCGCACCGTGGGCACGGCCCCTGCGCATTACCCCACGTTGAGCATTGTCGCTAGTCCTAGCGGCAACAACGGGGACATCCGCAGGATTACGGAGACGTTCCGCTGGCCTTTCACGGCAGTAGACGTCAACGGCAAGACGAACATCGTTCGCTATCTCAGTCGCAAGACCGAGTACGTGATCGACCAAAACATCGATTCCACGGACATCGAGCAATTCGTGAAACAGAGCGCGAACCTCTCTGATCACGCGGACCTCGTGGCCCAGGCAATCGAAGGTCGCGCTGCCACCTAACGGTGGTGGCCGGCTTGTTCGTCTACGCATCTGATCCTCAGAAATGAAGACCAGAAGGAGCATCCCAGGGGAGACCCTGGATGCGTTCCTCGCTTTATGCGAAGGAATCGGCACTCCTCGGGCCCTGCAGGCAGCAATGCTTGCTAGGCACGGGGATTATACCGCTCTCGCAGATATGGAGACGCGGCCAAAGGACTACGTTAACGGCTGGGACTATAGAAATGACGTGATTGTCACTTCGTTTTTCCGCAAAACGGAAGACCTCGACACTAACCACGACCGTAAGGCTGTGGCGTTAGAGAACTTCTGGAAGTCCGAACGTAAGTGCCTTAGCACTAATTTGCGACTAGCTCCTTTTCTTGAAAATACCTTCGAGGACAACACCGAGGGTATCCGATTGGAAGGCGTTCATCGGTTTTTTGCCGATGTTCGGAAAGTAGTTAGCGACATTTTAGGACCTCTCCCTGAGTTTAAGGCCGTGAGGCCAATTTTCCCCGCCGTCAGCCGTGAGGCCATCCGGTTAGGGGGAGAGACCATTCTCGGAGCCGACCCTTACGGGGAAGCAAGAGATAATCTCATCGGGGGGAGGTTCGGTCCAGGTGCGACATTCGCCGACCGAGGCCGGTATACGACGTTACCGGATAAAATGTCAGAGAATCCAACCCTGACCAGTGACGCATTGCCCTACCTCTTTCAGTGGGCAGGTACAGCGTGGGCATCAGCTTGCGCTTCCGCACCGTCACGTAGAGATCCAACCTTCGTTCCCGGAAACCGTTTCACGACGGTACCAAAGGACTGTCGAAAAGACCGCGGCATTGCCGTGGAGCCTTCGATAAATCTCTTCTATCAGCTTGGCTACGGCCAATACCTGAAAGGGAGGTTGAAGAGGTTTGGAATAGACCTCAAGGAGGGTCAAGATATTCATGGGCAGGTCGCTCGTGAAGCCTCAATATGGGGCCATTTTGCTACCCTAGATCTCTCGAATGCTAGCGACACCGTGTGCAAGAACTTGGTCAAGCTCTTGCTACCAGGCGAATGGTTCGAAGCGCTCAACATGCTTCGAAGCCCGATGACTCAGATCGTGAAATCTGATAAACCGAGCTGGGCCCGTTGTGAGGGGCCCGCCAATGTCAGACTGGAGAAATTCAGTTCCATGGGAAACGGTTTCACGTTTGAGCTTGAAACGCTCATTTTCCTTTCTATCTGTATGGTTGCCGTGAGGCAAAATCACTATATGGATGCAGTCCCGGGCGTCAATGTGTTTGTCTATGGAGACGACATAATTGTCCCGACCGGGTCTGCTAAGGACGTGATCTCTGCTTTACGATATTGCGGTTTTGACCTGAACGAGGAGAAATCCTTCGTTGATGGTCCGTTCCGCGAGAGCTGTGGTTCGGACTTCTGGAAAGGGTTGGACGTACGTCCATTCTTTCTCAAGGAGCTTCCATATGAACCTCAGCACTATATCGCACTTGCTAATGGCCTTCGCCATCTGGGTTGTAATGACTCTGATGGTGACATCGATGATCGTCGTATGCTACGGGCTTGGTTTCGCGTCTTGGACGCTATACCGAGTTATATCCGTAGGTGCCGCGGCCCTCGGTATCTAGGTGACCTCCTTATCCACGACTCGAAGGAGAAGTGGGAATGGAAACGTAAGTGGCAAATAAAGTACTTCCGCGTCTATCGTCCTGTTGAGGGCCGTAAGGTCCATATGCAGAACTTCAGAGATGAGGTAGTACTAGCTAGCGCCTTATATGTGATCGGGCCTGAAAACCCTATACTATCCCAGGGGGGTGTTTTGCCCCGGGATAGTGTGTCAGGTCACAAAGTAGGCTGGAGCCGGGCCCCCTAGGGGACTCGGCGGGTGAACCCGTAAGGGCACCTTCTTTTCCTGGCTGACTGCCAAGGTGGGG